GGCACATATCTAGGATACGTTTCTCAGGGGGGCGGGGGCGGCGGCGCAGCGGGTGGTGGTGGACGTGGAGGCGGTCACAATGCAAACGATTCTACAGATTTTCCTGGCGAAGCTGGTCTTGACATGTGGGGGAGTGGTGGCGGAGGCGGCGGAGGCGGTTGGTGTTCTGGTGGAAACGGTGGATCTGGTTGGGTAATGATTTCATGGTAAAAATTTTATGGCACACTTTGCACAAATAGATTCTAACAATAAGGTTACTCAGGTCATTAAAGTTGATAACGCTCAAGAAAATGAAGCACTCAATTTTATTACGACGCAGCTTGGATTAGAAGGTACGTGGATTCAAACATCGTATAACACACTAGCTGGAAAACATATGAAGGGTGGTACTCCGTTTCGTAAAAATTATGCTCTTATTGGATCAACGTACGATGCAGGAAGAGACGCGTTTATTCCGCCTAAATTATTTTCAAGTTGGATTCTAGATGAAGAAACTTGTAACTGGATAGCACCCATTCCTTTACCTCGAGGTACGGATAAACGATATAAATGGGATGAGTCTATCGTCAATTGGGTGGAAATAACTTAACAATATGGAGTGCACTCGCTCTATTGTATGACAAAGCCTACTCACACTAATAAAGACTACTCGGATAGTCGTCTCAAGACAAATTTTGCAGCAATCGGAACGCCGATCGACAAGGTTCTAGCTCTGCAGGGTCTCACTTATAATGGTTTAATTCCTGCGGGAAGTGGAATTGATATTGATACGACGACACCACAAGTTGGCCTCATTGCGCAGGCGGTTCAGGGCGTGCTTCCTCAGGCAGTCATTCGCGCAGACTTTGACGAAGAGTATAATGAAAATGGTACTACATATTCAGTGTCGGGCGACAATTATCTCACGGTAGAATACGGTCGAGTTGTGCCTCTTCTCGTTGAGGCAATTAAAGCTCAGCAGGCACTTATCGTTGCGGGAATTGGAATTCAGGGTACTCAAGGTGTTCAAGGAACACAAGGAACGCAGGGTACACAAGGTACACAGGGAACGCAGGGTCGGCAGGGCATTCAAGGTATTCAGGGTACGCAAGGTACGCAGGGCATCACTGGTATTCAAGGAGCTCAGGGCACAACAGGACTCGCATTTACAGTTGCAAGAACATATGCTTCAGTTGCAGCATTGACTGCTGACACATCGCCCTCGGGTATTGTGGCGGGACAGTTTGCTCTTATTAATACGTCGAATGTTCAAGATGCGGATAATTCAAAACTGTATCTTTGGGATGGAGCAACTTATATTTTTGTAAACGATCTTTCTGGTACCGCGGGCATTCAGGGCATCACTGGTATTCAAGGTGCACAAGGATTGCAGGGTACTCAAGGCACACAGGGCATTCAAGGTACTCAGGGTACGCAAGGTACTCAGGGTATTCAAGGATTGCAAGGTACTCAGGGTACGCAAGGTACTCAGGGTATTCAAGGATTACAAGGAACTCAGGGTACTCAGGGTATTCAAGGATTACAAGGAACACAAGGAACGCAGGGCATTCAGGGACTACAGGGAGTACAAGGAACGCAAGGCACTCAGGGAATTCAGGGTCTTCAAGGAATTCAAGGCATACAAGGTGTTCAAGGTATTGACGGAGCATATGCTGCTCAAGGAATTCAAGGCACGCAGGGGCGACAGGGAATTACTGGATCCACTGGTTCGCAGGGTACGATTGGTACGAGCGTGACGGGTGCACAGGGTACGATTGGCACAAGCGTGACAGGAGCTCAAGGTACTCAAGGCACGATTGGCACAAGCGTGACGGGCTCTCAGGGCACTCAAGGCACGATTGGCACAAGCGTGACGGGCTCTCAGGGCACTCAAGGCACGATTGGCACAAGCGTGACAGGAGCTCAAGGTACTCAAGGCACGATTGGCACAAGCGTGACAGGAGCTCAAGGCACGATTGGCACAAGTGTGACAGGAGCTCAAGGCACGATTGGCACAAGTGTGACAGGAGCTCAAGGCACGATTGGCACAAGTGTGACAGGAGCTCAAGGTACTTCTGGTGCTACTATTCTAGCAAATAATAATACCTGGACAGGCACAAATACATTCTATTCAAATCCAATTGGGGTGAATAGAATTAATTTTAGAACTACTGGAGGATCAACTTCTTCCGACCCCTATTGTTTGAGATTTATTGAAAATGCCAGCAATGATTGTTGGCTCGAATTGCAATTAAACGATGATTCAAACGAAGAATTTAGAATTTACGGAAATAGCTGTGTGGGTTATGGTTGCGGAGACATTTCTGGAAACTTATATCACAGATTTCGTGCTGATGGTTATGCGTGGCATGCTGGAGATTTAGTCGCCGGAGGAAATGTTACTGCATATTCCGATCTTAAATTAAAGAATAATATCATTATAATTGATAGTGCTCTGAATAAGGTTAATCAATTGAGGGGTGTATATTATACAAAAAAATCTGACGAAACAAATACAAGAAGAATTGGTGTCATTGCTCAAGAAATTCGTGAAGTATTGCCGGAAGTTGTTTTAGATAATGTTGATCTTGAAACAAAAGAATCTACTCTTTCGGTTGATTACGGAAGTATTACCGCACTTCTCATTGAGGCAATCAAAGAACAGCAATCTCAGATCGAGGAGTTAAAATTACTCGTTCAATCCATCGCACATAAATAATGATATATTATGAATCAGTTTCCTCCTCTTACGGATCAGATCGCCAGCCTCATGGCGGACACAAAGAAGATATTTGATGAAAGCGGCATCAATGACATTCTGTCAACAGCAGAATTAGTCGAGCAAAGGCTTAAAATCTGTGGAATGTGTGAACACTGGCACGGTTCTCGGTGTATGAAGTGTGGGTGTTTTATGGAGACAAAGGCTCGGTTTAAGGCTCTTAAATGCCCTATTGGCAAGTGGTGAGAAAGATATAAATAGATGATCTATGGCCGTACCCAACACACGTCAGACTCTTATTGATTACTGTCTTCGAGCTCTGGGAGCCCCCGTTCTTGAAATTAACGTTGATGATGATCAGGTGAGTGATAGAATTGATGAGGCATTTCAGTTCTTTCGCGAATATCATCATGATGCAATCATCAAAATATACAAGAAGCATCAGCTTTCTGCTCAGGATATTTCGAATCAATATATCACTCTTCCCGAGTCCATGCTCTATGTGACTCGGCTGTTTCCCCTCACGAACAATTCATCGAATTCTTCCGGAATGTTTTCGGCTCGGTATCAGGTGCATTTAAACGATTTGTACGATCTACAGTATGCGGGTGCATTAGCCAATTATGTAGAGACTCGGCAGTATCTCGAGAGTCTGGATCTACTGTTAAATGGAACTCCCGCGGTGAGATTCAACCGTCATATGTCACGTCTCAAGATTGATATTGACTGGACCACTGTGGTTCAGAATGATTATCTCGTTGTTGAAGGTTATGAAACAGTTGACGAGGCTGCCTTCGCAAAGGTATATAATGATAAATTTCTAAAGCGATATGCCACGGCTCTCTTAAAGCGTCAGTGGGGTCAGAATATGTCAAAATTTGAAGGCATGGTATTGCCTGGTGGAGTCACACTGAATGGCACGAAAATGGTGGATGATGCAAACGCAGAAATTCTTGCACTGGAAACAGACATCGTCTACAATTCTTCTCTGCCCGTGGATTTCATGATTGGCTAATATATTGCTATGGCTAGATCTGTATATTTTTCTCAGGGCGCAAGGAGCGAGGCTGAACTCTACGAAAACCTAGTGATTGAGGGTCTCTCGATATATGGACATGATGTCTATTATATTCCGAGAACAATGGCCTCAAGAGATTTAATCCTGAATGAGGATATTGAATCTAAATTCAGCGATGCCTACATCATTGAAATGTATCTTGAAAATGTTGATGGCTTCGACGGAGATGGCACGCTTTTTACAAAGTTCGGTCTTCAGATTCGAGATCAGGCGACGTTCGTCGTCTCGCGTAAACGCTGGGAGAAAGTAGTTGGCGTATATAATAATGAAATTATAGGGGATCGCCCGAATGAAGGAGACCTAATCTATCTTCCTCTCACACGTTCTTTCTTTGAAATTAAATTTGTTGAACATAAGTCTCCTTTCTATCAATTGGATAAACTTCCCGTCTATAAACTTCAATGCGAGTTGTTTGAATACTCGAATGAAGACATCTCCACGGGCATTGATGAAATTGACAATATTCAGAATGAATTTGCCGCAGCATATTGCTTTGCTGTTGGATCATCAAATTCAATTACGTTTCAAATTGGTGAAACAGTAAAACAGGTTTTGTCTCCTGCCACAACGACAACTACTGCGGTTGAAATATCCGCAAAGGTGCTAAAGTTGGAACACGAAATCAAAGGAGATCCTAATAGCAGAATTCTTATCTTCCTTGGAGAAATTCGTTCGAACACAGGAGAATTTAGTGAATTCACTGTGGGATCAAGCGATGCTCTTAAACTCATTGGTCTCACGAGTGGAGCTCAATGGAGTATTCTCACGAAATTCGATATCGATACTGCAAGTGCGGATAAAACATTCACCTCGGGTGAAGGCGCACAGAATTACGCGTTTGAGAAGGATGCAGGAGACATTATTGACTTCAGCGAAACGAACCCATTTGGCGAAATCGGATTTAGTACAACGGTGCTTCCATTCACAATTCTTTCCTATCGTGCCGATTCTTCCGGAATCAGTGCAGACTCATCCCTCTTTACGGCTGATACTTTCTAAACACCACTACATTTATGGCAAAACAAACAATTTTAATCGGATCAAGCGCAAATGATAAAACGGGCGATCCTCTGCGCACCGCCTTCACAAAAGCAAATACCAATTTTACAGAGCTATATGCCCTGAGTCTTCCAATCGGATATGCTGCGGGCAATGGTGGCGCTATCACTCAGGAAACATCTCGCACCACGGGGGTGACACTCAATAAGTTATGTGGAACGATTACGCTGTTTCCTACAACGCTTGCGGCAAATACATCTACATCTTTTACACTCACAAATTCAACGGTGGCTGCGGGTGATATGCTCGTGGTGAATCATGCAACGGGTGGAACACTCGGGCTTTATAACATTGCCGTGTCATCCGCCGCGGGCAGTGCACTAATTACTATTCGTAATGTCTCGGAAACGATTTCAGCCAGCGAAACTCCGGTGTTACAGTTCCTTGTGTTAAAAGGCGCAGTCACTTAATTTATGTTGACGGGACATTTTTATCACGGGCACATTCGCCGAATTGTTTCGGTGTTTGGTACTTTATTCAATAACATTAATGTTGTTCGTAAAGATCAAACCTCGAAGGTAATTCATAGCACGCGTGTGCCTCTTGCATATGGTCCAAAGAGTAAGTTTCTGATGCGTCTTGATGCTCAGAAAGACTTGGTGGATGATGATAAGATTGCAATGAAGCTTCCTCGTATGTCATTTGAAATTACAAGCATGACATACGATGCTACTACGAAGATCAATCGAAATAACACTCTTGGTTCAATCGATGCAAATGATTCATCCATCAAACACAATCTTCGTACATTTGCTCCATATCGCATTAACTTTCAGTTGAGTATTATGGCAAAAAATCAGGATGATGCTCTTCAAATCACAGAGCAAATATTGCCTTATTTTCAGCCCGATTATACCGTGACAATTACCGAGGTGGAGAGCGTCAATATCACAACTGATATTCCCTTTGTGCTTAATTCAGTTACAATGACGGATGACTACGAGGGTGATGCAATGACGCGCCGTGCAATTGTCTACACGCTGGACTTTGAAACGCGCGTTCGCTTCTATGGACCCGTCACAAAGAGGGCATTAATTCGTATTTCTGATATTAATCTCAATACAAATAAGATTACAGACACCCCGGGCGTGCTCATACACACCACGGTATCTTCGATTGAAGACACTCCGACAAATTTTACAGTTGTTCAAACTGAAACTGATTTTGGATTTGACGAATTAAATACGTGATTTAAGGCTTTTTTATTATGACAACTGAAAAAAGCGAAAAATTACTTAAGAGCCTGGAAGGAAATCTTCCAGTGCCAGTTTCGAGTATTCCACCTCCGCCAAAGGAGGAAAAAGAGATTCAGGATGATTATGAATTTTCTCGCAGGACCTATAAGGATCTTGTGGATAAATCAAACACTGCAATTGATGGAATGATGGAGCTTGCGCTACAGTCGGAACATCCAAGGGCCTTCGAGGTATTATCCATCATGTTAAAGAATACTTCGGATATGACGGATAAACTAATGTCACTTCAGAAGAATAAAAAGGATCTTAAGAAGGAAGAGAAAGGCGTTTCAGCCGGAGTCACAAACAATAACCTATTCCTTGGATCCGTGACCGACCTTCAGAAACATCTGCGTAAGGAACTTGTAGAAAAGAACATTACTGATACCACAAACAATGCAACTTAAAAATGCAGAGATGGGGTATTTAGGGAACGCAAACGTGAAGCGTGACGGGGTTCAGCAGCAGTTTACTCAGAATGAGGTTTCTGAATATCTGAAGTGCATGAAGGATCCAATTTACTTTGCAAAGACCTATGTGAAGGTAATCTCATTGGATCGAGGGCTAGTGCCGTTCACGCCCTATGCATATCAGGAAAGAATGTTTGATCATTTTAATGCAAATCGGTTCTCGATTGTTCTTGCATGTCGGCAATCGGGTAAGTCAATCTCCAGCGTCATTTACATTCTTTGGTATGCTCTCTTTTCTCCGGATAAAACGATTGCGGTGCTCGCAAATAAAGGTTCTACTGCTCGTGAAATGTTGGCACGTGTGACATTGGCACTTGAAAACCTACCATTCTTTTTACAGCCCGGATGTCGTGCATTAAATAAAGGATCAATTGAGTTTAGTAATAATAGTCGGATTCTTGCTGCAGCAACATCGGGTTCTTCTATTCGTGGTCTCAGCGTTAATTTACTCTTTCTCGATGAGTTCGCCTTCGTTGAAAATGCAGGCACATTCTACACCTCAACGTATCCAGTTATTACTTCGGGCACAACCACAAAGGTAATCATTACATCCACCGCGAATGGTGTGGGCAATGTATTTCATCGGCTCTGGGAAAGCGCGGTGCAGGGAGTGAGTCAGTATAAACCACTTCGAGTTGATTGGTGGGATGTTCCGGGTCGTGATGAAAAATGGAAAGCCGATACGATTG